CTATCGTCGGCAATGTGGGGCGCAGACAGCGCTTACGGAATGACAGGGTACCTTTGCCATGATCTTCATGAAGAACACATCGCCCGGCCGGGCCTGTTTCGCGTCGATCGCCTCAAAGCCAGCTTCAGTGAAGTGATCGACAAGCAGGTTTTCGCCGTCATTCCACCATTCCCGTGATCGGGCAAAGTCCGGCAGGTGGAATTTTCGGGTCTGCCAGTACCATGAGCGCACAAGCCCGTAGCAATCAAAAATCCCCGGAATGAAGCTGCGGCCGATCAGATCGGTGTCGAGGATCTGATCACCCCACCAGAGCACCGGTGTCGTTACCTCGCCGTCAGTGCTGACAATGCCGAAGGGGATAGCAGCGGCGATCTGGCTTTGCATGTCGGCGCCGGACGGCCAGTGCGGATGACGTTTTGCATTGTGGCTATGGATCACCGCTTCGGGTTTCAGCGTCAGCCAGGTATCGGCCGGCATCTCGAAACCGTCTTGCGGGTCTGTGGCAATGTTTTTTACACGGACATAGACGCCCTTCGACACCACGCCGCAGGCCTCTTGCGGCCATACCTCAAGCGCGTGGGCGCGCGCCGCCCCCTCGACTGTTTCGTCAAACATGGTTGTGATCCTTCAGGATGCCCGGCCGACACCGGGAAAGGCCCGCGTCGGCAGGCCAGAAGTGCCGAAGCGCTTGACGCAGCCAGACTGTAAGAGCTTGCTGCACTTGTCTTCCGAGACAGAGACGGCATTGCCCGCCCGGTCAAAGCAGGCCGAGCCGGTATAGGGGCAGGTCACGCCGGCATAATCGAACTGCCCCGTCTCGCTGTTGAAGCGCCGGTAGCTATGCGTGCAGGCGCTTTGCAGCACCTGACGGCCGGGAAGCTGACGGCCCTGCTGATCCATGGCGGCAGCCAGCGTCCACTCGATAAACACGCGGTTCTGGTTGGTCTTCTGTTCGATCCGATAGGTGTCGATCGGAAAGAAGGCATCCGGGTCCGCATCTTCCATCCCGTCTAGAAAGCGCCGGAAGGTGCGGATCCGGCGAAAGGTGCAGCCGACCAGATCGCCGAACTCATTGATGACGGCAGACAGTGCGCCATTGACATTGGCGACCTTCAGCGTCGGGCGTGGCATGGTGCCTTGCGAGGACATTTCCCAGCCATCCGTCTCGATTGGTGTCGGGGCATAGGGATGACCGCCGAAGGAGACCTGCGCCTCCTCGAAGGCCGAAGAGGTAAAGCGATAGACACCGCCGCCGATCACCGTGGCGTCAAGCTCATAGAGATGGACGATATCATCGGCGACAAGGCCCTGTGCCGTGCCGGTGAGCGAATTGCCGGACTGTTCGGCAACCAGCATCACGCCAAAATGCGAACCGGTCATTTGATCAGCGCCACAATCTCGGCAGCCGTAGTGCCGGTCGCCAGAACCTTTTGAGCCTTCACCGGCAGGACGGTATTGCCCTGAACCAGATAGGAAGCGGTGACGCCATCCATCTCGACCACCACCGCACCGCCCATACCGATATGCAGAGCGACAACGCCGGTCAGAACCGTCGTATCAGACGGCATGACAGAGGCGTGTTTCGCCGCCGGCGCCATAGCATCGGTCGCCGCCGCGGTCGTCTCACTTGCCGCCCTGATCGCAGCCGTCGCGGCATTGATCGCTTCCGCCGCCGCGCGTGTAGCCTCACTGGCGACCTTGATTGCCGTCTGCAGTGCCGTTGCCGTATCAGACAGGCCATGACGCGGGCTCAGCGATCCGTCATCATTGGTTTCTGCCGCAATCGGGCGCTGGACGCCACTGGCGTCGTTGACGTTGAGATTGGTCATGCAGTCACCTCAGAGATCATAAACGCGCTCAATCGACGCTGTGATCGTGTCATGGCCACCACCGGCGCCGGTGCGTGACCATTGTTTGCAGCGGAAGAGCTTTGCCTCGTGCTCGCGCGGCAGGGTCCATTCAAACGGATGGACACCGCGCAATGATAGAAAGAAGGCTTCAATCTGATCAGCCTGGGAAAGCGTCAGGCCCGGCCAGATAGCGTTGAACGCAATGCCGGTCGTATTCAGCCCGTCCCCTGCCCGCTGGCTGTATCCGTCACCGAAATTGCTTTCGAGTGTGCGGATCGTAATGTCCTTCGAACTCTGGATCGAAGGACAGGCTGGAGGCTCAAACTTGTCTGCCATCAGAAAGCCCCTCCCGCCAGAAGCCCGCGCGGCCGCAGATTATCGCGCAGCCGTGAATCAACCATCGCCTCAAGCTGCTTTCGGAAGGCCTGCCCCATGGCAGCAGCGTCTTTCGGATCCGTGCCATCCGGCACAGAGACGTTGATATCGCCGAAGGAAATGGAATTGCTGACTGCGCCCGAATTTGCAGATGTTTGCACGGAAGCAAGCCTATGATTGGGGATGACCTGACCGCCACGTGGCAGGTTAACAAGCTCAGGGCCGCGCTCCCCCACCCACGAAAGCCCGCCCTGTGTGAAGTTTGTCCCGGTTGCATGCCCCGGAATCAGACTGGATAGCAGCCCGCCGCCAAACAGCCCGCCGAGCGGGCCATCACCGAAGAGCGCCGCCTGTGCGGCCGCCTCAACCATCTTGTTGATGAAGGTGTCGAGCGCATCATTGCCCGTCTCAATGGCGGGAACCAGCGCCATAAAGCTGTCCTTGGCCGTATCGCGGAAGAATTCGGCGGTGTCGGTCGCCTTCTTTTGCTTGCTATCCTGCGCTTCGATTGCCTTGGTCAGCTTTTCGATCGCCGCCCGTTCGTCTTCCGTGGCATCGGCACCAGCCCGGCGAAGGTTTGCGAAGACCTTCTTTTGCTCGGCCGACATGGTCGACATGTCGAGTTCGTCCTGAAGCGCCTGGATCAGGTCTTTGACGGCATCCTTTTCCTTTTTGGTTGAGGCACCGCCGCTCTTGCGGGTTTCGGCAAGCCGGGCCTTCTTTGCCGCAAGACTGGCCTCAGCTTTGGCCTGAAGCTCCTCTTCCGTCGCGCTGCCGCCGGCCTTGGTATATTGCGCACGGATCCGCTCGATTTCCTGCTCGAGAGACAGCTGATCGGCTGTCAGGCTGTTCTGGTGGTCAATCTCAGCACTGACCTTGCGGTTTGCAGCAAGCTTGGCTTCCAGTGCCTCGCGCCCGGCATTGTAATCATCCAGCTCTGCCATGCGCCGCGCGACGGCGCCATCGGTCGTGACATCCACAGGATCAAGCACCGTATCGTCCTCGGCAGATCCACCATGGGCCATAGCACCCATTTTCGCGCCGGCGGCCTGCGCCTGGACAACCTTGTCATGCGCACTTTCGACAAGCGCCATGAAGTCCCGCATGCCCTGCAAAAGCTCGCCGACCTTGGTCGTGACATCGATGACGGCGGATTTGAAGTTGGTGCTGACGATCAGCGCCATGGCTTCCCACTGGGCGTTGATATCCTCTGCCTTCTTCAGCAATTCCTCATCCATCACCGCGCCCATGTCACGGGCTTCCTGACGGGCATCGGCAATGCTCTGGGCACTGTCATCCATCAGCGAGGAAAACTGCTCGGCAGCCGTTCCGCCGAACATCTCATCAAGCACACGGATTTGCGCCGCCTTGTCCAGCTGCCGGATTTTTCCGATCAGCGTTTCGAACATCTTTGCCGGATCATTGAGCATGCGGGAAAGCTGCCGGGCATTCAGCCCGAGACGCTGGAAGGATTCAGCAGCAGAGCCGCCGCCCGTCTTGACGAATTCATCGGCGCGAAGCTGCATTTCCTTCAGACCATCCGTCAGCGCATCAACATCGACTTTCGATTTTACCGCGGCGTATCGCAGTTCCTGGAACGCCTCGAAATCGACACCGGCGGTCTTAGCCGCCTTTCCGAGATCGGTCACAGCATCCACCGTTTCATGCACAGCGGAGACAACTGCGCCAAGGCCGAGCGATGCGGCGATGCCGGCGGGGCCGGCACTCAGAACGCTGAAGGCCTCGCCAAAGACATTCCCGAGACCGCCGATCTTCGATTTGATCGCCATGAAGGAGCTGGCAGTATCATTCGCCGCCACCCGCGCCTGCATGCGGATCCGAGTCATGGCGCTTTTGAATTCGGTATCATCCGCACCAATTTTGACAGGAATATCCGGTCTGCTCATGGAGCCTTCCCCTTGCGAATGGATTTCTGCGGACCGTGCCCGGCAACGATTGCCCGGATCCGATCACGACTGACCGGACTTGGCGAACTGGCTTTCCCGGTCACGCCATCAATGGCCATGACAAGCTCTGCAGGCGTCGCCGCCCAGAATGTCGCCGGCGTCCAGCCGATCTTTTCCGAACCGATCGCAATCTGGAAAAGCGTGCGGATATGATCCGCGATCAGGACACCGGCTGGTCTTTTTTTGCCGAGACGGCTGCCTCTACCTGCTCGGAGACAGACACGGTTTCGCGCAAGCTATTGCCCGCCTCGATATGGGCGGTCAACGCCTTCTCGATCGCCTTGCGCCAGTTCGACTGGTCGGCGGCCGAGATGTTTTTGTCGGAGAGCACTTTCGCAGCAAGCTCGGCCGCCTGTTCATCCGTCTCGGTGACGGCAAGACAGCGGATGGCGCAGGAAACAGCGAAGGGTTCGAAGCCCAGAAGGCGCTGATAGATCTCATCCATCGAGCGGGCGCCAATCGCCTGTGACAGCCGCATCAGCCCACCAAAGGTGACGGCCACGACAAAGGCCTTGTTGCCAATCGTGACCGCTGCCTCACCGCGCAAAGGGTTTGCGAAGGCCGTCGTCATCAGGCCGCCGCCTCAAAGGCGACATCGCCATCGAAGACGCCGGCAAGATCGCAGGTCATTTCGGCGGTCTTGTCGCCCTGGAAGTTGGCAGAAAGCATCCGCATCGGACCTTCAAACGTCCCGACGCCCGGCACAGTGACCTGATAGTCGTTCAGCGATTGCCCGAGGATATCCTGCAGCACCAGCGCCTGCGTTGCCGAAGAGACATAGGCGCCGGATCCTGACCAGCGCACCGACTGGACGCCGCCAATCGAGGAATATTTGAGGACGCCGCCCGGATTGTCGCAATCCGGCCTGGTCGTATCGACTTCCTCATTGTTGATGTTGAGTGAACGCTGTTCGACTACGCAGACGATATCGAAGGTTTCGGCATCATTCTTGCGCTTGATAATAAGTTCTCTGCCCAGGGCCATACCCAGGATCCTTTCGAAACAATGATGGAGGGGAAACGCTCACCAGAGCGCGACGATATCCGAAGCCGTGGTGCCGCTCGCCTTCACGCGGGCAAAGACGCCCAGCACATAGCCGGTCGGGTGGTTCTTCAGCGTCACTTCCGTGCCGCCCCTGGTGATGCCGCAGATGTCACCGCCCTGCCCGAGATAGAGCGTCGAGGCCTGCGGCAAATCGGTATCGTCATCCGGCACGACAGGCGCACCGAACCAGAAGGGCTGGTCAAGACCGCCCTGTTTGGATGTGGGGTTCATGGAGTTTTCTCCCTGGGGACCGGTTCTGAAAACCGGAGAGTGAATGATTGATTTGGCCGTCTTCGTCGCCAGACCGACCTTTATCTCGGGCTGTTCGTCGCACTGAAACTTCAAGAAAAAGCTGACATAGACAGACCATCCTAAATAAAAGCAAATAATATCAATTGATTAATCATAAAACTCTAAAGTCGATATACAAACTCCAGAATTGACGCTATTCAATAAAATTTATCGCACTATATATCTGGTTCTCTGTTTCAACTGGACCCGCCGATGACATGAGAGAACTCTTTGAACGAGCTCAACATGGAACCCATGCCTCGCAACGTGACCTTCATATTATTCTGGACGCATTGCCAATTCCTATTTCCTGGGCCTACACCTCGAGCGGCGAGATCCAATTTGTAAATCTCGCCTTCAAGCAGCTTTTTGGCTACCGCGATGACAGCTTCAAGACGGTCGCTGACTGGATTGAAAACAGTTACGTCAAAGAATCGGACAGGAAGCTGACGAGACAGAGATGGCAAGATATCTGGCAGCCAGCGGGCGTTGGAATTTCCGAAGTTCTACCGATTGAACTCGATGTTCGCTGTGCAGATGGCTCCATCGTGACGGTCATCCACCGGGGAACGCTCCTTCATGATATCGGGATCGCGATTGCCACGTTTGAGGACTTCACTGCTCAGAAGCGAGCAGAAGAAGCACTTCATCGCCTGTCCTTCGAGGACCCGCTTACCGGAGCAGGAAACAGACGCGCCCTCCAGATGCAATGGGAAAAAGAAACGTCGGCGCGACTGGGAGATCAAACGCTGCCGCTGACAGTGCTGATGCTAGACCTTGACGGTTTCAAAGCGGTCAACGACAGCCTCGGACACGACATTGGCGATTCTATTCTGATTGAAACCGCCAGGCGAATTCAGCAATCCCTTCAAGCCAATGGAGCACTTTTCCGTTTTGGCGGAGACGAATTTGTCGTGCTGCTTACAGGCTTGGTTACGGCCAAGGAGGTGGAATTTCAGTGCACGCATATAAAGCAAGCGATCAGCGCCCCTTTCAAACACGTTAGTGACCATATTCGTCTCGGAATGACAATCGGCATTAGTCAATGGCCCGAGGACGGTCCAAATTTAAGCGACGTACTGAAGAAAGCGGACCAAGCGCTTTATAGCATGAAGAAAACGAACAAAGGAGGCTGGCAATGGCACGCTCAGCCCCAAAGCAATCATTAAGGCTATTCGATTTCACGCGATAAAAGATAAGATAGGTCAGTTACTATTCGGCACTGGCGTCAGCATTGCCCGCCAGCGTCACATAATCCACCACATAAGTCAGCGCCCCAATCCCAAGCGAGATCCCAGTCGCGCGATCGACATAATGCCGGCTTTCGTCCAGCACCATTTCAATCACCAGACCGTCGAGCTTGATTGCAGCGCCAAGCGCCGTCTCGATCTCGACCGCCAGCCGGTCAAACTCGATATCGGGATCTTCGGCCTTGAAGTGGACGATGATATCGATCGGCAGGCGCCGGTCGTAACCATCCTCACCATTCGGCCCGGCACAGGGGCGAATGGTTGCCGTCTCCTGCTTTTCCGACCATGTGGCGGTCAGCGCCGGAAGAAGGCTTTCGCGGATTGCCTCGGTGCGGGCGCGTTTGACCTTGCCAGCGCCGGAGAATTCCGGGATGGCCGAAAGCCGGGCGAGAAGCGCGTCAAAAATCTGTGTTCGCATATGCGCCATCAGACATTGCCTTTCAGGAAGAGCACCTTCATCGCCCGGCCGTCATCGGCCTGATTGGCGATTTCGAAGGTTTGGCCGTTGATCTGAACGCTGTCGCGCTGGCTTTCGAGATCATCGAGGCCAGTTGCCGGAACGCTGAGCGTTTGCGTGATGCCCTCAACATCCTGGCCAAATTCGTCACCGAGATCGCGGCCGATTTTCTGCCGCAGGATCCCGCGCACCGGCTTTGCCTGCACGACACCGTCGATCGTAAACAGGCAATCGACATTGCCGAATGCCCCGGCAAATTCCTCACCGAGGCCGGCAAACAGCTGTGGCCGGGCGATGCTCATGTCTTGTCACCCGTGTCACCGCTATTTGCGGACTGAAGCTTTTGCAATTCATCGGCAAGCGTGCCGTTATCCTCTTCCAGCTGATCACGCTCGGCCGTCATGGTCTTGAGATCTGCAGCCAGCTTGTCGCGCTCGGCGGTCAGTGCCGTCAGATCCGCACTGCCACTCTTGCTGGCCCTGGTCAGTGCATCCCGCTCGGCCGTCAGGTTGGTGACCTGATCGGCAAGACTGTCGCGCTCTTCGGTGAGCGCTGCAATCCGCCGGTCGCTGGTGCTGCCCTCGGCCGAGGTCCTGAACAGGCCGAACACCTGATCGAGGTTGTCGGCAGCAGCATCACTGAGGCCCTTGTCGGTGATCGGTACATCCTCACCCGGCGCATAGGTCTTGTTGCCAAGCTTCACCGTTGTGTTGAACTTTCGCGTCTTTGCCATTGTTATCGTTTCCATATTTTGGAAGGGGTGCCGGGCGGATGTTGCCGCCCGGCGATCAGGATCAGCGCACCAGTGCAAACAGGCTGGCATTCGGCTCCGGCGCAATCGGCAGCGGGGCGGCCTGCGTCTGGCAGACCGTGCGCGAGGGGTTCTTTTCCGTCCACATGTCGGGGAAACGGGCCATCGGCAAAAGCGCCTGGTCATCGAGGATGGCGCCATAGCCGAAGTGGCCCATAAAGCCCTGCGGATCCATCACGCCAACGCCATAGCTCGGCCAGAAGTTGCCCTTCACGCCGCCGGTCGTATAGCCCTGCGAATACTGCACGAAGGTGATCTCGCCGATCACACCGAGAACCGCCGAATACTTTCCCTCAGCCCCGGTCGAAACAGGGCCGAACTCCATCGAGCCAGACGCCTGACGGCGGTTGTCGAGCATCTTCTGGAACCGCTCGGAACGCTTCAGCAGCGTCGCAGCCCCCGGCCCCAGCGTCACCTCACGGGCGGTGAAGCCATCAGTCAGCGCCAGCAATTCGATCCAGTCTTCGATATCATCGAAGGGGTCAATGCCACTCTCGCCCCAGCGGGCCGCAGCTGTCAGTGCGATGGTCAGCGATGCGTCGCGGCCGAAGTCGACCGTCTGCGTCGGATAGTTCTCGCCCTCGACAACCACCTTGCCGGTGCGCAGGACCGCCGAGCACATTGCCTCTTCGCGCCGGGTGATCCGCATGTCCTGATCGTCGATGATTGCGGCAATGTTATAGGCATAGCGCTCTTCCGGCGACATGACACCAGCAATTGCTTCACCCGGAACACGGATCAGATTGCCGTTCGGCCGTAGCGTATTCTGCGGCTTGACATAGGCGGGCTTCAGGCTGGTGGCCTTGAAGCCGCGATTGGCGGCATCCTTGCCCGGCACGTCGGGATGAACGAAGGGAGCAAGCTCACGATCGGGAATGATCTTGTCAAAGACAATTTCTTCCTGCTCGGAAAGCACGGTGGTCGAGAAATAGCGATTGCGCAGGAAGGCTTCAGGGCGATCGCGCGGCGGCAGAACCGTGACCAGTTCGGCCGTATTGAGAAGAAAGTTTTCCATCGGAATTTATCCTGTCGAGAAGAAGGAAGAACGGGGCGCTCAGATCAGTGTGCGGACATAGAGGCCCGAGCCGTTGCGGCGGAATGCCTGCTCAACGGTCGTCGCATCGTGACCATCGCCAAAGGTGAGCTTGTCGGCAGCGACACCGGCCGAGAAATAGGCCTGCGCCTGGACATCGCCGCCCGTGGCATCGACATCGAAGGCCAGCACACAATCGGGCGTTTCCGAACCATCGCCGGCCGCTGCGACCGACAGAATGTGCTTGGCCGAAGCGGTGATTTCGCCGAGAACGGCGCCGCGGTCGAGAACCTGACCGGAAGCAATCGTCACCGTGCGGGTGGTGACCGGAATGTCAGAAACAATCAGGTCGTTGGGGGCATAGCTTGCCGTATTCATGGGAGAAGACTCCATTGAGGATTTCCGCCGAAAGAGCGGGAGGTTCAGGATCTGCCGCGATCAGCGGCCGTGACGGGCTTTCATGGCGCTGCCGACGGCGGCAAGAAGGGATTGCTTTTCGGATGCGGCAGAGGGGGCACCGCCAGCGCCGAGCTTCGGCGTCTTGCCGGCCATCCGGCCCGCAAGGCGGTTGCCGTTCGACGTTGCAGCCGAGGCGTTCAGAATGGCGCTGGCCTCGGCAAAGCTGTGCGAGGTGCTGAACGCCAGATGCGCTGCAAGGCCTGCATTGGCCTCGGCCTTCGGGTGCATGAGGATCGCCTGGATCCGCTTGCGCTCGGCCGTCCGCGCCGACATCTGGCTGCCCTCGTCGCCATCAGGTTCGTCTTCCGGGTTCCCCTCGCCCTCACCTTCAGCACTCGGATCGTCGGAGTTATTGGCGTCGTTGGGATCGTCTTCCAGTTCTGCAGGCGGGTTATCCTTTTCCGGGTCGGCATTGCCGGGATCGCCTTCCATGCGGTTCTGGCCGCGCACGGCAGCCAGCACGTTCGCGGTAAACCCGCGCGTGATCTGTGACATCTGTTTGTCCTCTTGGGTTTGGTTGGTGGATCAGGCCGCAGGGCCAAGGGCAGCCTCGAAGGCGGCAAGCACCTGCGAGGGGCGTTGAACGGCATCGGCAAGACCAGCCTCAACCGCCTTCATGCCGCGATAGACGCCCGCCTCCGTGGCAAGGGCCGCCTCTGTCGTCAGCCGCCCGGCGCGATACCGGGCAACCGTTTCTGCAAATTCGACGCGCATCTCTTCCAGTTCGGAAAGCTCGCGCGAAAGCACATCTTCGGGGATGGCCTCATAGGGGTTGAGATCGGCCTTGTGGGCGCCAGCCTTCAGGATGGTGACCGCAAGGCCTTCTTTCTTCAGCCAGCCGCTGACATCGACATGCATCGAGACAACGCCGATGGAGCCGCAGACACCCGTTGACGGGATCACGATCATCCGCGCGGCCGCGGCCAGAAGATAACCGGCCGAACAGGCATGATCGGTCAGAACGGCAATGGTCGGCTTGGCGGTGGAAAGCTCAAAAATCTTTTCGGCACAGTCGAAAGCGCCGGTGACCTCACCGCCAAAACTGTCGATTTCGAGAATGACACCCCTGATACTGTCATCGAGGCGGCAGTCATCGGCCTGAATGCCGATCCCCTCATAGGAGGTGACACCGCAGGACTTGCCGATGAAGCTGCCCTTGTTGACCAGCGAGCCTTCAATCTCGATCAGGCCAATCCCGTCGCTGGCACGGCGCACGCCATTATAGACCTTGTTGCCCCAGCCATCTTTTGCCTCGCGGATCGTCTCGCCGATCAGCCCCATCTGTTCGGATCCCGCCTCAGGCAGGCCGAGCACGCGTGGGCCAAAGGCCCGGCCGATGGTTTCGGCCTTGCCCGGATGCAGCATCAGCGGGGTGTTGAACATCCGGCTGGCGATTTCGGGATAGTTCATTGTCTTGCCCTTCCATGAATGGCGGGGATACCAAGCGGATGACGGCGGGCGCCCCGCCCGCTTCCGCTCGGCTGGCCGCTGCTGCGGCCGTTGACACTGTCCTCGACCTCGCTGTCCTGATCGGCCTCATCCAGCGACGGCGCCGGGGGATTACCCTCTGCGGGCACAGCCTCAGCCTCGGCCGGATGCGTCAGGCCAAGGCTGCGATAATAGCGGGCCTCACGTGCCAGCTGATCGGCGTCCATCTTCCAGTCCCGGCCCTGTTCGGCCGATTCCTGCTGCAGCGTCGTCAACCGCCGGTCAAGCCGCTCACCGGCAGCCTGTGCTTCACGCAGCGGATCAATCCAGCCCCTGCCCGGCCCGATCCAGTCGGCATGGCACCAGGCGGCGGGGTTCTCTTCAAACGATACCGCCCCCTCAGGCAGTTCGATCAGGCCCTTGTCGAACACCTCTTCAAGCCATGCCCGATAGACCGGCGCCATGAACTGGGCGGCAAAGCCCGATTTCTTCGCCGTGAAGCCGCGCCAGATCTCCAGCAGTGCCGCACGGGCCGAGGAATAATTGACCTGGCTCCAGTCCATGGTCAGCTGCTCATAGGTCAGCCCCACGGCCGATGCGATCTTGCGGAGCGCCGCATTGACGAACACCTCAAAATTGGCGTTCGGGTGCTCGGGCTTGGTCAGGTTTGCTTTCTCACCCGGCAGCAATGTATTGATGCGAACACCGGGCAGGTTGATCGGTGCTGCCCCGTAATAGGCCTTCTGCGCTTCCGACATCTCGCCATAGAGCTTGCCGAGCGCACCATCACCGCCCTCGGCATCAAGGGCGGCCATCATCTCCTCGGGATCAAATGGCGTCTCGATAAAGGCCGCCATGATGGCGTTCAGCATTGCCGCCTGGCTTTCAAAATCCTCGTAATCCGTCGATTGCTTGATCGACCGCATGATCGGCGCCCAGTCGGACGCCCCGCGTGTCATTCCCGGCCGCTTCGGATCGAAGGCATGAACGACAATCGGCCTTCCCCATTCGGTGGCGCGGGCCACATATTCCCATGACCAGAGCTTGGTGTTGCCGGCAAAAAGGTCGCCCGGATGGCTCTTGCGGAAGTGATAGCCAAGCGGTGCGCCATAATCATCAATCGCAACACCGTCGCGCAGATGTTCACTGTCGAGCGTGCCTTTCGGGTTGGAACACCGGGCTGGATCGATCATGTGAATGGCGGTCTGGAACAGTGGCGCATCATCCTGCCAGACCACAACACCGAAGGCCTCACCTTCCGGGCCGAAGCGGTTGCGCGCAGCAAGGCCGAGGATCCCGGCCATGTTCTTGGTGCGCTCGGCATCGCACCACATATCAACGTCCTGGGTATAGTCCCGCCAGAGCCCCTCAATCTGGGTCGCGATTGCCTCGGCCTGATCAAAGGTCAGCTTCAGCGTCACATGATTGGGACGGGCGGCAAGCTTCCAGCCGGCGCCGATGATGTTATCGACCAGACGCGATGTGCCGGCAGCGCCCCAGCCGTCATTGCGGGCAACATCATTCAGCCGGTCCACAAGCGTCGGGCGTGACAGCGACAGCGCCGACTGGCCGGAATAGTTGCCCGCCTTCCAGCTGGCAAAGCTCGGATGATCAGATGCCGCTCCCTGATAGGGTGCCCGCGTCACCGCAGCACCGGAGACACTCACCATCATCCGGTTCCGCGTTGCCTGAAGCCGGGCCGACTGCCGGACAGCAGCAGGCAGCGGCTTGTTGTCAGGTCCATAGAGTTCCACTGTCATCCGAAGATCACCCCTCGCCCACGCGGACGGCTGGAAGAGCGAATGCCAAGCTTTGTCTCGAGGCCGCGGATATAGGCCCGGAGCGACGCCCGGTCGGCGCCGGAATAGGTGACCGTCTCACCGTCATAGGAAAGCGTCACCGCACTGCGGCCGGTTTCCAGCTTGTGGAGCGCAAGCCGTGCCTCGGAAAGCTGGCTTTCCAGCGTGATGCGTTCCTCTGTCGTCATGGTGTCCTGCCGTTTCTCTGTGCCGCCCGGCCAGCGCGCCGCATGGCTGCGGCAACGCGATCCGGGACGGTTGTTTGTGTAGGTTCAGCCGCTTCGGCACGTTCTTCCTGCGCCCGGCTGACGGCCTCGGCAACAGCGGCAAGATTGCCGATCAGATCTTCGAGATCGCCCTGCCGTTCCGGCTCAAGCTTCGCCAGTTCCTCGGCGCGAACATCCCAGGCCTCATCGCTCCAATAGGGAACGCCAAGCCGGATTGCGGCGGCGCGCGACTGGTTCATCATGTCGAGCACTTCATTGCGCTGGCCTTCGGGAAGCTTCCAGCGCCAGCGCGGATAACCGCTGCGGTCCTTTTCCTTGACGCGAACCTCAGATGTTGCCTGCTGATAGAAGGCATCACCAAGGCCGGTGGCAAAGCGGATATAGCCCGGTGCTTCCGGGTCATCCTTCTTAAAGTCCCGGTAAAGCCCGATCTTCATCACCGAGGCGTTGAAGTTGAAGAAGCGGGTCGACCACTTCTGTTTCTTCGGCCGGCCGTTCTTGTCATATTCCCGCACCTGGCTCAGCAAAGGCGCTGTATCGCGATTGTCACCGCGCACCATGATCACCTTCGAGCGCGGATAACCGCGAACCCAGAACCAGACATCTTCGGTATAGGCATTGCCGTCGATGCCGACACGATCAATGCTGCGTGGCTTGCCATTCTCATCAGGCCAGCGTCTGGCAATCAGCTGATCGAGCGCCTTCATCACCTGCGGCTCTGAGATATGGCCGGAATGCTCACGATAGCCGGCAAGATGACTGCCCGCCCGGCTGTCGATCACACCGTAATCGATCACCGCGCTGATCTTGTTACGGCCCCATCCGCGCAGCAGCCACTCGACACGATCACCCTGAACGTCAATGCCCATGGTCAGCGCCAGACTATCGGCCGGAACGATGCCACGTTTAAAGCCGGTCGCATCAGCGCGGTCGCGCAGGTCTTCCCAGTCCACCGCCTTATTGTCTGCCTCAAAGGCAAGGCCAAGCGTGTCGTTGAAGAATACCTGTTCGGCGCCGGTGCCCTTGTCCTTATCGTCGGCGCCACCGGCCTGAACCTTCAGCCAGGCCCGCGCAATTGCCTCCCAGCTTTCAAGCGGCGAATAGGGCACCCAGATATGAAACGAGCGATGGTAACGCGCCCGGTCGGGATATTTGGCAATCCATTTTGCCCCGTTCTTCGGGTCGACCATCCATGCGCGATGGTGTTCGTGGATCTCGCAGCCGCATGCCGTGCAACAAAAATGCGCAGCCTCCGGGTGTTCGGGATCGATGTGATCGCGCATATTCTCCCATTCGAGAACCTGCAGTTCTCCGCAATGGGGGCACGGCACATGATAGCGCTCCTGCGTACCAGCGAGATAGTTCTCGGTGATCCGGCAACCCGGCGCAATCAGCGGGGTCGAGATCTTGAAGACCTTGCGGTTGAAGAAGGCCTTTGACCGGCTATCGGCCTGCACCTCCGGGTCACCGGCTTCATTCATCCCCCATTTGGCAAGGTCGTCCTGCACCTGGGCGCGCGGCGAGATCATCGACAGGCCGGCGGCCGAATTGGCACCCGCCGCCTGCACCGCGCCACGCCCGTCGATCCGTTCCTTGTAAAGGATCGAATTGCCACCGTCGCGGCTGCCATCGGCAAACAGAGCCCTGACCGAGGTCGTCTCGCGCAACAGCGGCATCAGCTTGGTCTTTGACCAGCGCGAGGCGTTTTCTTCTGTCGGGTGGACATAGAGGAAGTCGCAGGGGTCAAGCTCCAGCGTGCCGAGCAGGAAGATATTGGCCAGCACCGTGCCACCGACCTGTGCGGATTTGGCCAGCGAGACAATCGAACAGGGATCATCCGGCGAAAGCGCCTTCAGGATCTCCGAGAAGAATGGAAACATGTCCTCGCGGTAAGGGCCGGGAAAGGCCGAGATCCGCTCGGAGAAGACGATGTTGTCCTTGGCCCAGGCGAGATAGTCGACCGGTGGTGGCGGCTCGCAGACTTCCGCCAGCGCCTCATAGATCAGCCGCAGCGGGTTGAACAGGATCGTCATGGTCTGGCATGTCCTCGTCATCCGGCGCTTCAAGCGTCTCCGGCGTCTTGTCCCTGATGGCGCGAAACGCCTCGGCTGCGGCCTGCCGGATCGACCGCCATTTGCGGGTCAGTGCCTTTTGCAGGTCCCGCTGCGGCAGGCCGAACTCTTCAGAAAGCGCCGTTGCCAGATCCGGCAGCCCCTGCTCCATCACCTTGAAGGCTTCCGAGATCCCCCGACCGGTCTCGCGCTTTGCGTCTTCCGTGCGGACATAGATGCCCGCCTCTTCACGTTCCTGCCGCGCCATCTGGGCGGTCTTGTATTTTTGCTGTTGCAGCCGCTCGCGGGCGAGAAGCTCGGCAAGATCCTCCTCAGGTGACGGCGGGCGGAGCGGCAATTGCCCCGCCCCGCCCGGCCGCGCTTCGGCACGGGGGAAATCAGCCTGTTTGCGAACTGTGGCTGTCGCTGCTTTCCCGTTGGCGCCAAATCCTTGTGCGGGATCGATTGAAAGACCGAGCTGGGCGATGGCTCGACCAGGACGGATCCGGGCAAAGCGCCCCTCGCCCTCGATCGCATCGCCATGGATCTGCCCGGCGCTTAGATATTGCGAGACCCGGCCGGGTGAGACAGCAATCAGCGCTGCAAAGGCGGCCTTGGTCATGCTCTCAGGCATGGGTTCCATGGTGGCTAAACTCACCCTGTCTTTAGTTTAGGCTTGGACTTTAGGCTCAAAAATCCGGCTCAGACTGGCCAGACCGCGCGGTGCCAAATACCCGCGTGGCCACCGGCCCCAGGTAGGACCCGCCGAATTTTGCCGAGAGGCTGAAGCCCTGCCGTCAGTGCTTGGCGAAGGTCTTGCGGAACGCCCGTTCAAAGGTACGCTCCTTTTTGGCGCGAACAACCTCGGCCACGATCTCGGCAAGCTTCAGCCGTTCGGTGTAGGCCGTGGCCGTGACAAACAGGATGACCGGATAGAAGCTGCGATCCGGCGCACGGCCTGAGAACCAGATGCCCCGCGCCAGATCAGACCGCCCCTCAGGCACGAAGAACTGATAGGCCCTGGCCTTGCGCTTCCGCCGCTTGCTGTCTTTCGACACACGCGTGGTGCCCGAACCACGATAGTCGATCTTCAGATCACGCATGACGCGGTTCAAAAAGCCTTGCGTCATGTTGCCGTATCGGTCGAGCGGCGTCTGCCTTGCTGGCACGGCAACCTCATTGCGCCGCATCAGTCCGCGCCCGATCAGCTGTTGTTCAAACGCCTTGTGCCCGCGCATGCCGCCCTGAATTTCCGGGCCGAGGAAGGCCGTGGCCGGAAGCCCGCCTTTCGTACGGTCACCCGTCGCGACAACAGCGGAGTTCCGGTTCGAAAGCGTCGCATTGTCGTAGACGATGCCGCGCACCGCGTAAGGCGTCGGCCGGTCAAACACCGTCTTCATCCGGGTCTTCACCTCGCGCATGGCGTCATAGGCCAGCCAGTTCAACGCAAGCACTTCCGCCTTCGGCATAAGCTCGCGTTGCACCGAGGTCATCTTCGCCTCGAAGCGGGAAAGGTCGATGTCGATGTGGGCTGAAAACATAAGCGAATAGCCCGTCTGGCAAACGCCAGACGGGCGCCGTCCTAAAAATCAGGGTGCGCCGTAAGATTTCGTAAAACCATGGCACAACATCAGGTCTCTGCGCCAAGGTCGTCAAATGAATACTGAAATCGAACCCATGGGTACGCCACGACCTACCCAAAGACAAGCTGCCGTTGCCCCTCAGTTTGTATTTTAGTAAATCAATATTTAAGGCATCGGCCTAAACTACAAAACCTAAAATGAGAGGCGACCTTGGGGGTATGGTCGCATCTCTCAGGGGCCTTCAGAGCACACACACCCATTCGCCGTCATGGGGGCGACGGCGAATTTGGGGACCTCTATCCCAGGCTCAAAAAGGTAGTGTGAATATAGCGAAGACAACCAATGCAAGCAACAACTAAAGCGATACAAACTTACATGTAATTACATTTAGTTGTTTCGGGAAGACTACGAGTGAACTCGCAATCACCCATTTTGAGGACGAGGAGTGTTCAATCGTCATCGTCTGAAAGGGAGGCATAGCTCACGCACTGGCCCTGAAGTGGTTCGGCCTCTGTTCGGCCGTTTCAGGGCTGGGTCCGGGCGTGAGAGCAAGCTCCACTGAGAACCGGATCATCCGTTAGCGCATATAGATTCACAGTTTCTCGAGGATTGCAAGGGGGATCAGCATCGGCGTTTTTCGTCCCATCAGCTCAACCTCCACCACAGCGTCCCCACGACCGTCTGAGCGGGCATTCACGATCTCTCCCGACAGCCCGGCAAAGACACCATCGCCGATCCGAACAGATTCCCCCGGCTGGAACCGGCTTGCCGCCTGACGCTGCCAGTCATAATCGCCCGTCTGTGAGCGTCGAAGGATTTCCGTTACCTTCCAGTGCGTTATCGTGAACGGTTTATCCCATCCGCCAAGAAGACCCGACACGTGATCGAAGCCGTAGAAGGCGTTCAGCGCCTCATTCGAGACGGCAAATCTGACCAGCAGATAGCCGCCCATCAGCGGCATGTCGCTTGCAGGAATGATCCGTCCACGACGCTTGCGGGCTGGTCCTTTTCGCATCGGCAGCGCCGTCTGCACACCGGCTGCGATCAGATCTTTTTCCACCGTGCATTCGTGCCCCTGCTGCACCTCGGCAACGAACCACGGTGCATCATCGGCCACCGGTTCGCGCAATGCCGGACGCTGGCGGATGCTGATCGCCTTCAGCCGCTCCTCGAGCTTCAGGCGCGCATCCCGAATGATCTGCCCGTCGATATCCTGCCGCACCATCATGCCACCGCCTCACTTGCCCTTGCCCGTTCGAGCCGTTCGAAGAATGCCTCAAGCGCCACGCTTGGCGCTCCACCCTGAAGCGGCGGAAAGTACACCCAGTCCTGCCGCCCCGTATCCGGCAGCCATGGCCAGCCGCGCTTATCGTGCTCTGCCTGCCATACCTGCCAGATCTCGCCATCAACCCGCACAGCCTCGAAGCCATCGCCGAGCATGGCGATCGCCCGGCTCACCCGAACGCCCTTGGCAGGCTCACGAATGGCCTGCGCATGCATGTCGTTGACTGCAGGCCAGCCCATCTTGCGCATGCGCTCCAGCTTCACCGCGGCCCCGTCATAAAGCCCTGCCGCGATCTGGCGCTGATAGAAGGCCGAGAGCGGTGGCAGGCGTCGGCATGGTGCGGCAAGACGAGCGAAGCGTTCCGCCATCCATGAACGGCCAAAGGTCGAGCCGATCGTCGGGCCATTGGTGGAGGCGACGCGTTCCGGCACCACGGACCAGCGCTTTTCCTTCAGATAGGTCGAGGCGGCATGTTTCACCTGCCTGCCATTGATCGCCTCAAAGGCCAGATAGGCCTCAAGCTGGCTTGCTGCGGCCTGTCGGTCTTCCTCGGCAAGCGCCTGCCATTCGGCAAACGCCCGCTCATAGGAATCATCGCCGCAGGCAGGCCAGAGCTTGTAGAACCGCATGAAGGCCTTGCGCAGCGCCTTCCGGTTTTCAGCATCACCGCGCATGGGCAGGTTCCTCCAGCGAGCGCCCGGCCGTGATCTGGGCAATCAGCTTGCGCGCCTTCGCTGCCATTTCCTTCCGGCGTTCCTTCTCCGCCTCGGTCAGTTCCAGCTGCAGCGATTCCCGTTCCTGCGCCGCCTCGAGATCCCGTTTTGCTTTCGCCCGTGCCCAGCGATCCGCCTTTGCGGCATCGGCAACCAGCACGGCAAGCTCTGCCGGGCGCGGCAGGAACGAGCGGAATTCGGGAAACTGTCCCTGCATCAGGCCGTTCGCCACATGCTTCAGGGCTTCAAGCGGCGCCGCGTTCAGCGCGATCCGGTAGGCCTTCAGTTCCAGCCCCGGTTTGATCGAGCTTGGCGCGATGAAGCCGAGATCGATTAGGCTGCCGACGATCTCGCCGGCCTGTTCCGGTGTCGCCGGGGTCAGCCTGTCTTCAAGCGCGGTAATCTCTGCGACCAATGTCGATGATTTTGCCACCAGTTCCGTCGTCATCTTCGCCTCTCATGGTTCTGGAAATTCGTTGTTGCCGTTCCTGCAGGTTCTCCCGGAAAGCCGGTGGTGATCGCGGCATCGGCTGCGGTGCGCTGACCGGCGCATCGTTCCACCGGTCCTGATTGAGCCAGGTCGCCGGATTGCACCACGGCCGGTCATCGCGCTTGGCGACATAACGGTTGAGCCCTGCAAGGATCGTCTCGAGATCGGCACGGGTCCGGGCTCTCATGAAGGCCTTGAGCGCTGCGGGCTTGGCCACCTTCTGCGGATAGGCTGGCCAGAACTGATCATCGAACTCGGCACTGAGCCCTGCGATATCGCCTGCCCTGCGTCTCGCCTCGGAAGCCTCGTTTCCGGCGATGAGGGGAACTTTCTTTTGGACCCCTTTAGGGGTCTTTTCTTTGAGGGGAGAATTTTTCTCTAGGGGGGTGTGGGGGGCTTTCTCTTTTTGCCCCTCGGCGTAACGCGTTACGTCACCCGTTACGCCTTGTGACGCCGCGTTACGCCTGTCGTCATTACCGCCATTTGCGAAAAGCCCCGTAAATTCGGGCTCTTTGCCGTTCTGCCACCTGTTCTCGCCATCCTGCAAAGCGTAACGCGTTACGTCACGCGTTACGCTTTGTGACGCCCTGTTACGCTGCTTCGCCGCCGTCTTGCGGGCACGGTAACGCTCTTGACGGATTGCCCCCGCCGAACGCGCCTCGTCCTCGAATGCAGCCGGGGCGTCAACCATCACACGACCGGCCAGCGCTTCCGCCGTCCGGCCGATCAGATCGGCATCAACCCCTGCCCGCACCATATCCGCAATCAATGTGGCGACGTCGCTGTTCACCGTACTTGCTCCCTCGCATAGTGCCGGCGCCATGGCGGCAGTTCGCGCAATGTCTCGAACACCTGTTCCGCGACGGCCGCGCATTTGCGCTTCTGCGGCCAGGACAGTTCGCCCGGCCCGTTGGCATCGGCAGCGCGGCGCTGATCAATGGCAAAGGCGCGTGCATCGTCGGCGCTGATCCGCTCGCTGCCAGCGCAAACCGTGCAGCGGACGCCATCGGCGAAATAGCCCCTGCCCTGACAATGCGGGCAGACAATTCGAATGATACGAGGCCCGCTCACCGCTTCACCTCACGCAAAAACTGATTATGAAGCGCACGTAACTCGTCCATCTTCGCCTGATGATCGAGCAAGGCGTTGCGCAACATCCTGCCCTGCTCGAAATGGTGAGAGAGTTCCGAACGCAACTTCGCACCCCTTACCTCGGAAGCTTCCATCCCCTCTCGAATCTTCACCACGAGCGGATTGCCACCTTCCGGGCCAAAGAAGGCTTCGCGCACCTCGCTCACCCAGGCGCGCGGGACCCCGAGGTCCTTGGCAACCGCCGCGTCCGTCCACGGCTCGACATAGGCGTCCGTGGAATAGACATCGTCCAGCTTGGCCGCGATGATCCGCCGGTCATCGCGTTTCATCACCGGCGGCGGGTCCGCCTTCACCATGGGTGTCGAAACAGTTGCTGTTGCTGCCTTCTTGGCCATGCGGTCTGTCCTCTTGAGATCGGTTTTGTGATTGCTAGAAGGGCTCGGCGGCAGGCTGAAATCAGGCTCTGCACAGGCAAAGGGCCGGTCGCCGGGGTAATCGCTGGCCTTGCAGGTGCTGCAGGCATAAAACCCGGCGCCATAAGAGATCCGGCAAGGCTTGCTCATTCCTCGCCCGTCCCAGCGCCACGGCGCGCACTTTCCGCCTTTTGCTGCAAGATCCCGGCATAGCGCAGCAACAGCGCCACCTTTTCCAGAATGTCGGCGCCCTCGCCGCGGTCGACATGACCGTCGGCAACGGATCGCAGCACGGTCTGGATCACATGATGAGCAGCCTCTTCAAAGGCGAGCAGATCCTCATGACCAAGCTCGCCGGACGGCCCTGCAAGATCCTCGTCACGCACCAGCCGGTAGCCAAGCTGCCGGGCCATTTCCCCGACGATGATCGGCGCGCCCGCTTCCATGTCCGCCTCGATTGCTATGTCGATCGGCATGAAAAGCTGGCTGCGGCGATCCGGGTCAAAGGTCCAGTATTTGGACAGCTGCCCCTGATTGACCCGCGTGACATACTGGAAGCGCTCAGGCCCGCCGCCCTGCACCACCGAACGCCGCGTCGTCTCACGCAGCCCGTCACATGCCCGCGCACCAAGAAGCCGCTGCATCAAATTCTCCTGTCTTGTGAATCGGTTCTGGGGAGGCATTCACTGCGCACGCGAAAACACCGCGCTAAACCGGTGAGGTCTGAGCCACGGTGTGAAAAAGCGATCAGCAGCAAGGCCGAAAGAAAAATCGAAATGCGCCGGGCAGAAGCGTGGCAAGAGCCCAAAAACCACGCTCCCGCCCGGCGCTGGCTCAAACCGATCCGGGAGGAAAAGACCGGTGAGCGAGGGGAAACAGTGCATCTGGTGGAAATCATCGGCGCGCCTCAGGCACCAACGCGACAAGCTCGGCAAGCCGCTCGAATGACACCCCTTCAATCCCACGCCCCTTGGCGGCATCGACCAACCGAACCCAATAGGCCGCAGGAATGGAGCCACGACGACGCATTGCCTTTGCCGCCTCATATCGCACGCCAATGTCGCGTGCGAACTCCGAGAGAGACGGCCATCCATTTATGATTTCAACATGTCCCATGCCGAAACAGGTACAATTAATACCAATTCAACGTCAAGCGAAAAGGTATTATTTATACCTTTCGATATCGGTACAATTTGCACCATGAAAAGTCGCCAAGAGCAAATTGAGAGGGAAGCAAGGGCTGAGCGCCTCAAGGAGGCTCGGCGCATGGCCGGCTTTGGCGGCGTCACTTCGGCAGCCGCTCAATTTGGCTGGAATGAGAACAACTACAAGGCCCATGAATCAGGACGTAACGGCTTCACCGTGACCGACGGTCGAAAATATGCCCGCGCCTTCAAGGTCTCGTTTCACTGGCTCTATCTTGGCGAAGGAAGTCCCACTCCGTCCGACAAGGAAGAGATGATCCCGCTGGTATCGTTCATCAGCGCTGGCAAACTCTCTGAACCCAATGGTCACTCCGAGCCGGAAAGCCAGACTCTTTTTCCTCGGTGTAACCTCCCTAACGGCGACTGGATCGCCCTGAAGGTCGAGGGGGACTCGATGGACCTCTATTCGCCACCAGGATCGATCATCTTCGTCAACAGACTGGAAAAAGACGTCGTTGACGGCGGTCTGTATGTTGTCATGACGGACGACGGCGATGCGACCTACAAGAAATTCCGCACTAACCCGGATCGACTGGAGCCGCAGTCGACCAACAAGGACCACGAGACGATATTCCCGCGTGGCCCTGTCAACGTCGTTGGGCGGGTTCACCGAACCTGGCTCGACTTTTCCAACTAGAGCAGCTGGAATATCGAACTTTTCCGCAGGGCCCGATTGCTCTGACCTGCCCTCCGAAAAAAGCCTACAGCCTTGATGAAGCGGACCGGGTTATCCGGCCCCACAAAACCATCTACCGCCTCCGGCAGAAGTAATAGTTGTGAGCGGTCTATTCCAGAATGATGCCCCATGAGGCATCATACCGGTGAGCGCTTCCGGTTGGAAACCTCCATCTCTCAATTCTCTCCTACCGAGCCAGCTAATGATCAATCATCACAATCCCTTAATCTCAGTAGCCCGACACACCGAACGCCTAAAGCTGCGCCCTCCGGGCGTGGGCGATCTTCCATTTCTAACGGCGTTATTTGCAAAGCCTGAGATGGTTGCTCATCGTCCAACTCCTCAGCCCGATAGTGCGGATGAATGCGCTGCCAGGCTGAAGAAAGACATGGCGCACTGGCAGGAACACGGCTTTGGGCGATGGGCAGTTATCGCGAACGGAAACCTGATCGGCTTCGGCGGCCTCACAGTTTCGAAAGAGTTCGATGGCCTGAACCTGTCCTACCACCTCGACCCTCAAAGCTGGGGAAATGGATATGCAACAGAGCTCGTTCGCGAGCTCTTGTCATTCGCGTTCAAAGAACTGAAAGCCCGTCGCATTATCGGACTGGTGCGCTCCGCAAATCCGGCATCCAGGAAAGTGCTGGAAAAGTGTGGGCTCAGCTTCGAATGCGAGGTGATGCTCCACGGTGCGCCCACAAATCTCTATACCATCACTCGCTAGAATTTTGGGACGGCCTCCCCACTAGGATCCTTAGCGCCTCATCGAAAACGCTTGCTCAATGCGTTCGCTGTCGCGACGAATAGACCAAATTGCCGTTGCATTATCTCGAGGTCCCTAAGGAGCTCACTCCATACGGGGAGAGCGGAATTCGACATTAGCGACGCCATCAAACCGCTTCGGGACGCCTGCCACTGGAACAGCCCCGACGCCGATCGAAAGTAGAATGGTATATTTTATACCATTTCCGCTTGACCCAGATTGGTACATTTAATACCTTTCCATTTGTCGGGCGGCCCCTCTGTTGCCCGATTGACCCCAGCACCCGCCGCAGCACTCACGATCCAAGCATGAGCCTGCGGCGGGAGATTGATCCGGGAAGGGAAACTCATGAAGCATCAGATCCGCACTTTTGCCGTCGCGACGCGAACCGCTGACGATATGCGCGAGGCTTTGGTGACCGGCCTGCTCGCCGGCTTCTGCCTCGGCCTCGGCGCCGTTGGCATGCTCGCCTACCTGTTCATCGTTTGAAAGGCGCCCCTCAATGGCACGCAGAGTAATACCGTTTACCGCAGATTCCGTGCGGCGCGTGATCAAGGCGGTGAAGTCCGCCGGCGTCGAGATCAGGACCGTCAGCGTCCGCCAGGACGGCACGGTTGTGATTAATGGGGATAACGGGGAAAACCAGCAGAATGAGCTTGTCGACCGTTCCCAGCCTGAAAACCTTTCCAGCTTCGATGATTATCGGGCCTGGAGGGATCGTGAGTGCGCGTCGTGACGGAGTTGAAGGGCGTGCACCGCGTAAGAAAGACGCTCGCCAGCGGCAAGGTGGTCTACTACCACTACGCCTGGCGCGGTGGTCCGCGGATCATGGCCGATCCAAAGAAGGACAAGGACGCCTTCATTGCCGAGTTTCGTTACCTGACGATGACGGCAAAGACCGAGGGTGTGCTGACGCTTGAAGGTCTGATCGAGGTCTTCACCGGAACGAATGACAAGCCCAATCCCGATTTCCTCGCTCTGTCCGAAAGCACCCAGCGCGATCACCTTTATGCCTTTCGCCTGATTCGTGAGAAATGGCCGCGCCTGCCGGCAAGGCTGACGCAGCAGCGCGGCATGAAGCGCGATATCATCGCGTGGCACCGGTCATTTGCCGAACACCCACGCAAGGCCGACAAGCTGCTGTTCTCGCTCTCCAAGGTGTTTTCCTACGCGATCAAGAACGAATATGTCGAAAAGAACCCCTGCACCGGCATCGATCGGCTTTATCGCGGGTCGCGCCGCGAATTCGTCTGGACGGACGACTTCATCGCCCGCGTGCGCTCCAGGGGAAAGCCCCACATTGTCGCCGCCCTCGAGGTCGCGGTCTATACCGGACAGCGCCAGGGCGACATTCTGGCCCTGACCTGGCCCCAATATGACGGCCAGCACCTGCTGATCAGGCAGGGAAAGACGGGCAAGCGGGTCAAGATCCGCGTGCACAAGGAACTCAAGAAACTGATCGACCGTCTCAAGAGCGAGGCCGAGAACCGCAAGATACGTTCCGCCTATATCCTGACCAACAGCCGGGGCCGGCCGTGGACCAAGGATGGCTTCAAGACGTCATGGGGAAAGCAGATGCGCGATCTCGGCATTGAAGGCGTCACATTCCATGATCTGCGCGGCACCTTCATCACCGACCGCCGCCGTGAAGGCTCGACCGTCGAACAGATCGCCAGCATATCGGGACACTCGATTTCCGAGGTCAGTTCGGTGCTGGAAAAGCACTATCTGGCAGACGATCAGCAGGCCAGCGATGCGGTGATTACGAGGATGGAAAGAACACAGCGGAAACGAAAACCGTAA